ACGTCGGCGATAAGTCTTACACGCACGACTACGAATACAAGGGACTCAAGGTCGATGTTAAGGCGAAGAAATGCACGTCGAAGCCGAAGCTGAACTACAACGCTTCAGTAGTGAAGACGAATTTCAGTAAGTTTGAGGCTGACATATATTTCTTCATGCGCGTCCACGAGAGCCTCAAGAAGGTCTGGCTCTGCGGTTGGTCTCATAAGAGGTCCATCATCCACAAGAAAAGGCTCAATAAGAAGGGTGAGCGTGACGCAGACGGATTCCGCTTCAAGGCAGACGGCTACAACATCGAGATTAAGAAGACCCGCAGGCCGGATGCCTTAGAGTCACTCACCATCCGGCGGTGATTCTCTGTAGCTGATGCGGCCCTCCTTTTTGTAGACGGGCCTTATCCCGTTAGGTGCTACGAGGTCTACGAATGCGCTTAGGGGCGCGTCCATGTAAGCCTCGATTACAGCGTCAGGATCGCAATCAAATGTGTTAAGCACGTCCCGCAGGTCTATCCAAAACTCACCGCATAGTTCCTGCCTCCTGATCTGGAGATCTTTGTTTGTCATTCGCTTTATAACCTATATCGTAGATCTCATCGAGGTCAATGCTCCAAACTTTACCCCCTCCACGACCCTCAGAAGTAACGGGTCTTATGTTCTTATTGACTCGACTCCCCTCTTCCAGAGTGATCATGCCCCTACGGCAGAACTCCAAATTACGTGAAGAGCCAACGTCGCGACCGTTGTTCAGATCATGGATCATCACCTGAAACTCGGTCAGAGTCCCCCACCACTTACCCATTTCAGGGTGTATCTCGCGGCATCGCTTGGAGAAGAATTCGACTAGCTCCGCGATTGAGCTGCGGCTGCTGTTGTCGTAGGCCGCGTCTGCAATAGTGAGATCAATGAAGGACTTAACCCCGAACCGCCCAACGTCTTCTATCGGCTTAGGAATCTTCCAGTCCAACAGGAACTTACCAAAGTGGGGCAGCTCCTGCTCGATGGTCCCCTCCAACTGGCTGTTGGGGGGAAAGCTCTTGGTGGACGTGTCGCTGATCAGCAGGGCCATCAGCTTATCTCGGTTACTGGTATCCAGTGAAGGGATCACCGACAGCGAGTTGGCGTCCATGTTGAGGGACAGGGTAACGCGGCCCGTCCAAGGTAGGGACATGGCGTCGGCATACTTGGCCATATACTCGACTCGCGGATTAGCTACCGCGCGCTTGAGGAGTTCGGTTGCGCGCCGCTGGTCTTGGAAGCTGGCCGCTGAGGTCGTATCGTCAATTACCCAAGAGGCGACACGACCTAAGTCTTTGTTAAACTTTGTTTGACCTGACAAATAGTCAGACGCATCAGAGAAACCACCTACGAGTCCGCTGATAACTTTGTTCGACAATAGCGACTTGCCGCGACCTGTCGGCCCGACCAGCAGCAAAGCTTGCCCCTGCAAGGGGACTCTTTCCAAGACGGCAGTGTAGAAACGCTGCATCCACGAATAAAAATAGTCTAGGGCGGGATTGTCCGAGCTGTCCACGAATAGCTGTCCTAACCATTGGTGCAGGAAGGGCCACTTGGCGGGATCGCCGTCCGAGTCCGGCTCAACCGGAGCCAGATTAGAACAGTTGAGAATGCGGCTGCCATTGTAGGTTACAATGCGGTCGCTCGAGAACACAACCGGAGCGATGTCGTCGATGCGGTTGTTGTTGCTGATCGTCAGGAGGGCTTCGTCAACTTCGCTGATCGCTCTGCCGCGCCTGACCCGAATGGAGAACCCCGCCTGCCTAAGCTCGAGCAGGAGCTGCTCCTTCGGGATCGATACCGCGTTCCCGTAGAGTAGCTTAAAGAAAGATCTTCCGTTGAACCAGTATTCGTCCAGCAGCGTCGATAGCTTCTTGATCTCGTAATCCTTGACGAACGCGCCGCCGAAGATGTCAGACCAGCTCATGAATCCTTGGCCTGCTCTGTCTGAATAACAAACAATGCCATCCTCCACGACCTGACATCCGTCTCGGTCAACCCCATCATCGATCCAGAACAGTGGGCCACGAGACCCTACTTCAAATTCACCGAACCACCGATTCGGGAATCGGGATTCAACTTCGGTGGCCACTACGTCGAGAGGGATGGCGGTATCCGAAGACTCGGGCGGTTTCAGATTAACGGCTTTCGACAGGCACGTATGGACTACGTCTGAGGTGACTTGGCCACCTGTTTTAATCCAGTCTTCTCCGAGTTCAAAATACTGGTTAGGCTTCAGCGATGTTTTGTCGAATCCTGCAAACAGCTTATCCATTTTAAGGGACTTGTTTACGTGACGCACAAAGGACTCATACATAGACGGGTCAATCGGCAGGGCAGCGTCGAACTCCCACACCAGTCGCAGGTATCCGCTCTGGGTCCGGCTTGCCCATGTAGGTAAGGGGGTGGATACACATACTTTCTCCAGCTTTTTCTCAAAGCCAGCCCAGTCGATGGGGGAATCATAATCCGCTACTACTCCGTGAATCTTGTGGACGGGGTTATCGTTGCTGACCCGCTTAGACGGGGCGCGACCCTCAACGCACGAATAGAAGACGTGGTCGGTAGAGGGCTTGCTGCACCACTCTCGGTAGTCAGCTTTGTTCTTAAACTTAGGCTTCGGCCATCGTAGGGTATCGAGGCCACCTGCCTTCTCTGCTTTGCTGTCGCGTAGGTTACGCAAATATCTGTAGGTCATATTATTTTGTGTATTGTGTTAGGATTTCTCCCTCTGCATCCAGAGGAATGTCGGGAATCCACTCGGGTGGGGTGGACATAATTTGGGTAATTTTCTGTAGGGTTTCTTCCGCTTTGTCTTCGTCACATTCGCAGATCACTTCATCGTGGACATGGAAGATAATATCTATACCCGCCTTGTCGATCTCCAACATCATGTAACTGAAAATATCCCGCGCTAGAGCCTGCGAGACGTTCTCCGCTAGGACGCCGCCCCACAATGTCATGTTCCGGTTTTGCCCGTTGCGGTTAAGCTTAGTAACATACTTAACTCGACCGTCGGATAAATTTTTACTCAGTTTGGGGTAGGTTAAAGCCCTGCCCGACGGGAGGTCTAGGACGAGCTTTCTCCCCGTAGACTGAACCCCGTCGTAAGCCATTTTTAGCTTCCGGTCCAATTTTTTCCAGAACTTAGGGACTTTATGAATCCTTGTCCGGTAGAGATCAACGGCACTCCGCGCCTCGTGTTCAGACATATCATACATCTCAGCAAACCGTTTAGCTCCCGCGCCGTAGCCGCAGCCTAAAACGAGTGCCTTAACTTTGTGGCGGAGTTTGGGGTCTTCCTTTTTCAAGGAGCCTTTGTCGCTCGACCAAAGGCCGAACTGGATAGCGAACGCTTCGTAGATGTCGTCGGATTTTTCGATGGCGTCCATTGTTTCCCTGTCGCCGGATAGCCAGCAGAGGGTGCGGACTTCGATCTGGGAGAGGTCCACGACAACCAGCTTCTTACCTTTGGGGGCAGTAATCAGGTTACGCATGTTCACGCCGAACATACCTTCTCGCGGTAAGTTCTGGAGGTTCAGGTTCCCCCCGCTCCCGCTAAAGCGGCCCGTGTGTCCACCAAAATACATGAGTCCGCCGTAGTATCGCTCGTCGGGCATCGTCGCGTAGTCAAAGCTCTCGAGCTTCTTCTTTATCGAGTTAATCCGCCGCCAGTTCGTGACCGCCTCGATCCACATATACTTGTGGCCGTGAGCGCGAATCCACCTCTGCGCGTCCACATCAGTCTTGGCGAGTGATGCGGGTGGCTCGATGCCGTTCTTGATACAGTGTTCATCGAATGCCTTGCGGCTCAGGAGCGGCTTCTCGTCGGCCCAAGGAATCGCTTTCTCGGTCTCAAAGATAAGCTCGTTGATGACCTCTTTGGCCTTACGTAGACCCTCGATATCAATCGGGATTCCTCTCTGAACGATGCGTCGATTTGTGAGGCTTATGGCCCTCTCAAAGAGGGACCACTTATCCTCATAAGCTTTCCATAGCCGGAGGCAGAGGACAGAGTCCTTAATGGCATACTCAGACACTTCCTTCTGGAAGTCTTTGTCCA